GATGGTCTATCAGGAGATCAAGACTTTGCAGACACTAACCTAGAGTTCTATATCTCTACTACTGAGGATGACCCTGCTGGAACACCGACATGGACGCCTTATGTTAAGTTTAGGGTTGGTAATTACTATGGCAGGGCCTTTAGGTTCCAAGTGGTATTAAAGAGTTTCGCAGACAACGTAACACCTAATATAACCAGCTTATCTGCTATAGTGGAGTATAACTAATATGAAAACCCGAAGGAGTTAATATGTCACAAAACGATTACGTGATTGCCAACCAAACCACACCGTTGTTTAGGGCAGACCTAAATCTTGCACTACAAGCCTTAGCATCAAATTCTTCGGGTTCTTCTGCACCCAGCACTACTTACGCCAACATGCTGTGGTATGATACTGCAAACAACACTCTAAAGATGCGTAGTGAAGCGGATGACGCTTGGATTACATTGGGTACACTAGATCAATCTCTAAACACTTTTACCCCTGCAGGTTTGGTTGGTACTTCTGCTGACGCTGACTTTACAGTTGACCCTACACTTTTGGCTACTAGAGCAACAATTAAGACGCTTGTGGATACAATCCCAGCACCGTCTGCACCAACAACCACGGAAGTCTTGTCGGCCACCGCTGGGGCCACCGCAGGTGCTGTTGGGACGTATGCTTTTATGGAAAGAACTGGAAACAATTCGGCCATAAATATTGGTGGAACTATTGGGGGATCAAGCATACGGTACGCAGGTGTTGACAGAACAAGCTCCCAAGCAATGGATATAAGCTCAAGTGCAACAGTTCCTAGCGGGACATGGCAATGTATGGGGTTTATCGCCTTCTTAGGTGATACATCGTCAGAGCGTGCATCGCTGTTTTTGAGGATAGCATAATGGAATTTAGAAACGCACGGCGCAATGTTTTCGGCACGATTGATTGTGAAATAAACCATCCGATTTATGGGTGGATATCTTTTACAGCAGACCCTAATGATATTGAACCTTTAGGTAATGAGGTGTTTAACGCTGCAAGACCCCTTGCAACGGCATACGTTGAGCCCTACACGGACCCAGCCGTGACCCTAGCCCGAGAACGCGCTGCTATGGCCTGTACCCCAATGCAGGGTATCCTAGCCCTTGGTGAAGCCAACTGGGGTACTATCTTAGCCTATCGTGATACAGCCCCTTGGCAAGAGAAGGTTATCATTGATAGCGCACAGACTTGGGTACGTAACTCACAGAACATTGCCTTCTTTCAGTACCTGCTAGGCTTCACGGATACACAAGTAGATGACCTATTCCGTGCAGCTATGTTGATTGACGCATGATATGGCAGGTAATGGATTAGGGCCAAAGTGGTTCCCTAAAGCTGTCAGGGATTGGTTTACCTCTCTTGGTAAGTTATTCTTTGATGAAGCCTCATGGGAAAAACACGATGAAGGATACGCTAGGGGATACCCTAGTCGGTGGGAGTGTGATAAAGGCTTCCTAAAGGCTATGCTTATGGATGCTCGTAACGCTAAGACTTTACTAAAGAACCTAGTCTGTTACCTCTTAGCGTGGCTCCTATGGCTATTGGTAAGGCTCTTTGGCTGGACTACCTACAACAATAAAGGAATACAATGATGGGTTATAAACTAGGGTTACGAAGTAAGCAAAGGCTATCAGGTGTACACCCCGATCTTGTGGCTGTTGTAGAGTTGGCTATCTCTAAATCAGAGCAAGACTTTAGTGTAACTGAAGGTATTAGGCACATTGAACGACAGCGCATGCTTGTAGCTACAGGTAAGTCTACCACGATGAACTCAAGGCACCTTACAGGTCATGCTGTTGATCTTGTACCTTACCCTGTGTCTTGGGATTGGGAACACTTCTACCCTATTGCTGATGCTATGAAGGCTGCTGCCGAAGAACTGGGCGTAGACCTTGAATGGGGTGGGGACTGGAAAACTTTTAAAGATGGGCCACACTTTCAATTAAGCCGGAAGAAGTACAAGTAATGAGTAACGAACCTTGGCACCTAAATAAAAGCATACCTATTACCTTCTTATTTGCCATCCTACTTCAAACTGTCGCCCTTATCTGGTTTGTAGCTACACTCAGGAATGATGTAGACAACAACCGTGCTAACATCCTTCGTAATGAAGTTAAAGTAGAGTCTTTGAGCGCCCTAGTACAAGATCAGTCTATTTTATTGGCTAGGATAGATGAAAACTTGAAGGTAATTAGAAATGCTATCGAAAAATCCCAATAAGACTTATAAACGTGAAGTGGCCACACTCTTACTCATGTTCTTTTGCTTTGTAGTTTACATGGGTAATATAGGTATGGTGCAGGTTATTGTATGGCCTATCTTCGCCTTCGCTATGGCTGCATTTGGATTGGATGGTTATGCTAAACAGATTAAAGACAATAGTGGTAGCTATAGCACTACTGGTACTCCCAGCGTGTAGTGGATTAAACCCTATTAGTTTACTCACTGGTGGTGGCCCTAACATAGCAGCTAACACACAAGTGGGTAAGACCAACAGTCAGACCTTAGGTACTACTAATAACGTAGAGCAAGTGCTGGTTAGACCACAAGCTAGGACCATACGTCAAAGTAATGACACAAGTAAGCTACAAGCTGATACAGTAGGGAGTGTAACCATTAATGACACCCCCATGTGGATTATCGTATTGCTTGTGCTAGGATGGCTACTCCCTAGCCCCAATGAAATAGCTAGGACTGTAAGGTCTTGGTTCCAGAAATGACAAAACCCCAGAGACTCCTTGAGTGGAATCTCTGGGGTTTTTCTTTGTCTAATTCCAACCGGAATAACTATTATTCTTACTTAGGTTCTGCTCTGCTGTAAGTATCTGTAGGTTCCACGGCACATGAAGACCTCTGACATCCTTACCTTTAAGTGGGACGATGTGATCTACGTGACGTTTAACACCATCCATATCCTCAAGTTCTCTGGCTGTCTTGTAGATTAGCTTGATCTCTAGGTCTTGTTCTTGTGTCAGCCATTTGGGTGTAGCCCTAAGTTTCCTTGCTCGTCTTCTTGCCTTGATGGCGTTGACTTTGTCTGGGTTCTCTTCCGCCCACTTTCTATTGCACTCTTTCTTGTACTCTTTATTCTCTTGGTAGTAATCTTTAAAGTACTCTTTATTCTCTTGGTAGTAATCTTTAAAGTACTCTTTATTCTCTTGGCGATACTTTCTATTGCACTCTTTCCTGTACTCTTTATTCTCTTGGTGATACTTTCTATTGCACTCTTTTAGGTGTTCTTTATTTTCTTGGTAGTAATCTTTAAGGTACTCTTTATTCTCGTTCCTCCACTTTCTAGCGTACCCTTTCTTGCACACCTTACACCAACTCTGAAGCCCGTCACGCGTATTTTTATTCTTACTAAAGCACTCAAGCCCTTTAACCTCACCACACCCAGTACACTTCTTCTCTTTAGTCATCTTGGGTAGCCCCTCTAAAGTTAATACCCCCTAGAGGGGATTCCGTTATTTCTTCTTTGTTTACTTACTAGGTAAACTTACCCCTACAATCATTGCTTTAATCATCTTACTCTCCAATGTACCCCATTACTACACCAATAGGTAGGAGAGGAATACCTACACCACGAATTACGATCTGTCCACTTGTCATATTCTCAGAGTGTTGGTACAAGGTGTAAATGTTACTACCCCAACCATACCAAAGAAAGAATACAAAAGCGAATACAAAAGCAGTACCTAAATGGTCCCTATTCATTCTCCAATCTCCTTTAGTGTTTCAATGGCCCAAGCATTGTATTGATGGGCTTTCTCTAGGTCTTCTACAGGCTTACCTTTATACATAGCCCTGTGCTGGTACTTAATTTGGTTCCCCCGACAATAAGCTACAAAACCCTCTGGCCCTAAGACTTGTTTGATGTAGGCAATACATTCAATACCATCACCGTGGTTGTAGTGTACAGGCTTACTTACGGGGTTAAACTCTTGTGCATCCTCAATAGCCTCCATGTCACCTTCCTGCACGTACCAACTATGGCGTGAATCATTTCTACTGCCAGTACAGTACCAATAAGGATTAATCTTGGAATTGGTAAAATCTTCCAGTGTTACAGTATCACCAATATCAAACTTGTGCATGTTTGTATTACCTACAATACGAACCTTGTCACCAACCTTAAACTTACTCATGTTTTCTCCTTGATAAAGACCTCAACCCACATACGAGTTAAAGCACTACGAACAATATCCTCAACAGTGAACTCAATAACGGGTACTGGTAGATCGTACTTATTAACATACTTTAGGATGGTTGTCAACCCGTCTGTAGTCTTTAGGTCTGACTGCATGATGTCACCATTAAGGATAATCTTAGAGCCTTCACCTACCCGTGTCAATAGCATCTTAAGTTGATCGAAGGATATATTCTGTGTCTCATCCACAATGATAAAAGCGTTCTTGAATGATCTACCCCTCATCATAGCCATAGGTGCTACTTCGATGTTACCATTCTTAAGTCCAGTATCAACTACACCCTTACCCAAGTGTTCTTCTAGTACATCAAGGACAGGTAATGCCCAAGGCTCTGTCTTCTCTCGTAGATCACCCTTTAGAAAACCAATACCATCCCCTACTGCTACATGAGGCCGTGTAATTACAATCTTAGTGATCTTCTTAGCGTGGTATAGGGAAGCAGCTAAACTAGAGACTACATAGGTCTTACCTGTACCACTAGGACCAAAGCATACCACTTGAGCATTAGGACCAATGATAGCCTTGATGTAAGCATCTTGGGTTTCTGTCTTAGGTAGGATAATAATAGGCTTCTTATCTTCATCAAACTTTGTAGGTGTACGAGCGATCTTAGGCTTGGGTTTCTGCTGTGCCATTGGTGTGCCTTCTATTGTGGGTTGGTGAGTAGTTTATACACATACTCAGGTGTTAATGTCAATCGTTAAGTTAGGTCTACCATTTCACATACGTCACCACTACAGGCCATAGTCTGCATACCTGAAGTGTTGTCTTCCTTCTCATACTCACTAAGACGTGACCAATCAATACTCTTAGGCATTAACGCAAGTAAGCTCTCATAAGTATGTACTTCTTTACCACTGTGAAAATCAAAGTGCATAGGGCCAGAACCTTCAATCTCTTGGTAAGGTGCTTGTTGGTAGCTACCACCATCGTGAGGCAGGAAACTAACACCACTCATCTCATCAAAGTGCTTGTACACAAAGGCACCAACTTCAAACCATTCACTATCCTTTACACTAACCGTTACAGAAGGCTTATGCTCACACCAATGACGTTGGTACATCAACCAAGTCTCTAGCTGCTCTACTGCTGTCATATCATCACGGGTAATACACCCCTCAGGTGACTTGATAGGGAAACTAAAAACTACAGTTTGGTCTGGTTTCATAACGCAAGGTTCAGAAGGTACACCTTGGTCAATCATCAGTTGGGTAAGCGGGTCTTTTATGTCTCCTCGAACAGTGCGGATATAATAGTTACTATGACGGGTGTGGATACCAGATGCAGAATCCACAAGCTGAGAAACAGTGCCACTGGGCTTGACACAGGTAATAGAAACGCTACGAGGGATACCAAGGCGATCAGCCCACTCTGAATTAACATCAACCGCAACGCTACGTAAACGCTCAAGGGTACTCTCCAATCCTTTGTTCTTTGTAGTCATCAATGGGTTATCCATGATACCAGTTAGCGACACTCCAAGTAGACGTTCCTCCTCTGTGTTCTTCTGCCAAATCTTCCTTAAATAAGGGAAATTAGTATAGGTAGATTGGATTGTACCCAAAATAGTAGCCAACCGTACTTTACGCTCAAGGTCTTCAATACTGTCTGTAGCACGTACAACCACCTCCGTTAGATTGCAGAATTGATAGGGTCGTAGAATGATCTCACTGCAAGGGTTAGTACCAAACTCATAGTCAGGATCACGACGACCGTACTTAGCTGCTTGCTTCTTTGAGGCTACACGATTGAATACCCCACGTTCCCCTGACTTACTCTCTACCAATGCGGTCCACTCACGAAGGAATGTCTCTACGTCAGGCTTCTCTGTGTAGCATACACTGTTATTAGCCAAAGCACGATGACCTTGTGTCTCCCACCAATTCCCTGACTTAGCATGACGCATACGATCATCACTAAGGTTAGACAGACTAATCATAGCACTACGGCGTACACCTCCTACAACTACAACCTCACCAATCTTACACATAAGGTCATGGCACTCAATAGACGACAACTTACGTCCTGCTGCACCCTTGAACTTATTGATAGTAAAATGGAAGAGGTCTACCAATGGTGCTGGACCTGATGCACGACCACCGAAAGTCTTTAGTTTAGCTCCCGCTGGTCGTACACCACTTACGTCCCACTTAGGGATTTCCCCTGCCCACAGTAGTGACAGAACTTGACGGTACGCTTTAGCCCATCCTTCCTTACTATCTTTAACAACGATGGTTGTTTCGCTATTATACAGTGTATCTGGTACATCTGGTAGCTTGGATACGTACTGACGTTCTACACTGAAGCCCACACCTGTACCACACAAGAGAATGAACATAGCCTCATCAAAAGACTTAGGGTCATCTACAGGTAGGTACGAGCAGTTGTACATACAAGTGTTGTCACGCTCCGCTGCTTTACCCGCTGTCATCATAGCACGCATAGAAGGCATTACTTCTAGGGACAGAACCGCTTGCTCGATGGTGTCATACATCTTTTGGTCGAAGTGTCCGTCGCTATCGGTACATTGTGGTGACATCACATTAAGCATATACCGACTGACTGTCTCACCCCAATTCTCTCGTCGGCTAACTTCTGGCAACCATCGGGCATAACGCGATAGCGCAATAAAACTTTGGTAGTCAGTAGGTAGTTGGTTGCTCATGCAAGTAGTCCTTCTTTATTTTCTGTTTTCTCTGCTGTGTAGTAAGCATTTCTGCTGTATCTCTTAGTCTCTTTCACCATCTTGATAGCCTCTAATTCTTCAGTGCAGATACCAATAAGGTTATTCTCAGGGGCAGTAGGGAAACCTTCAATAGTCATCCATACACAATAATACCTATTCATCTTCATCCTTAAGCATTGTTAGTGTTTCCTTGATAGCCTTGGCAGTGCCTTCATTAAAACACATGCAGATAACACGGTCCTCTAAATAGGGTTCGCACAACTTGATCTCCCACAGGCTAGACTTGCCGTTATATGTTACTTTGTAGGTCATATTAAATCACCTAGATACACCTTAGGGTATGCCTTGTTCTTTTCGATTTTCCCGTCCTCTCTGCGTTTAATGCTACCATCAGGTTGGATACACCTACCAAGGTTATTATCATGCACTCTCTTAACAGCTTCATCAAGGTTGTAACCTACAGCGTTAGCATAGCCATAGACTACATAAACGAGGTCAGCTAGTTCCTTGAGTTGAGGTTCTTTAGTGTTGCGTAGGTACTCCGACCGCCACTCATCAAATTCCTCTTGGATCAATGCGGCATACAGGTAGGGCGTACCTTTTTGTTGGGTAACTTTAGAGAACTCTTTTACCATATCTGTAGGTGTCTTCTCTTTAGTCTCACGATTGTAGTAAGAGACTGTCTCTACCCAATCGTCAATCTGTTCTTGTGTCAGCATTAAGGTAGTCTCCCTTTGAATATTGTATCACACTCATAGTCTATGAACTTATACCAGCAGTAATTGTCTACCCCTTTAACCATCTTACCTTGGTCATCAGGGAACCAGCAGAGCCTACCAACACTAAGAACCAACTCACACTTCTTCATGTAAGGTGTCATGTACTTATTGTGTAGCATATCCGCTGGTAGTAACAACCATGTAGGTCTTAGCTTACTTAAGTGTTCAATGCAAGGTAAAAGAACACCTTTGGTAAACGGCGGGTTACTAATAATTGTATCGCAGAACGTAAGGTCAAATTTATCTAATCGTAGTGCGTCCATAACAAAAGAGGAACCCGTGGTATTTCGAATGTCGCTCCTCCATCCACAAGTAGCAGCATCCATAAGCAAGTCCTCTAGGTCGCCATTACCATAGAAAGGCTCCGCATATGTACACCCCCGAATGTACGGGATCAAGGGTGTAACTGCATCAGGGTCTATCGTGGCATAAAAGTCACGGTCCTTCTTAGGTTTCTTTACTTCTTCACGCTTGCCCATACTCTTTCCTTAGTGATTCCATACTAATAAACTCAGGCTCATACACACCATCTTCTACATTCTTTAGGTACACCAGACCTTGCCACCAAAGATTGTTACACATACCTGCCCAACCACTGTTGTAGTCCTGATAAACACCAGCTACAAGCCCCATGACAGTCTTACCATTAGACCCTGACCTTACAGCCCAATCTACAGTATGACTATGGGCAGCTACACAACTTGAGTAGTTCTTAGCCAAGAGTGAAGCAGCATGGTGTTCACCACCAATGGGTCGCCCCATAAGACCAGATACAAAGAAGTGAGCAAAGCTAATACCATCAACAGTTAAGATTGCTGGAGTACCACCTTCATAGTAGACAATATCTTGGTAGTAGTGTTCGAGTTGGTAATTCTTGTAGCTAATACCATAGCGATCACCTGCTAGGTGTGGTTCATATTCAAGTACCTTCTTAAGTCTGTGTTCATGGTT